GTGTAGGTGCGGCCTGACCCTGTCCACACCGCCCAACACTCTGCTACGGCGTTATACGCCACGTGTATGTTAATCATGTGATGGTCCCTTCTTTAATTAAATGGTCAAACGTGGCAAACAATGAAAAGATGGAGCGACTTAGACAAGGCGATACTAGGGACAACCCTGACATACCAAGACGGTGAACGCATACCTGTGTTTGTGTACAGTGGCGATCAGATCATAAGCATACTTATGGAAAGAGACGGCATGGAGTGGGACGAGGCCATGGATTTCATTGACTACAACATAGAAGGCGCGTATATTGGTAATGACACCCCACTGCTAGTGTGGCCTGTAATCGACGAGGAGTACGACCTATGACGACCGAGTTAGAGCAATGTGTGAGGTCCTTTTTTGAGGATTACTTGGACCACGTGGAGGAGAGCGACGGGGGCAAACTGTTTCACCCTATCCACATTTCCTGCAGTAGGGTCCTGAAAGTGCATCCACTGAATAACCTATTAACCAAGATGCGGACCCTGTCGGGGGCCAAACCATTAGAGGAGCAGGACCTATGAACCAAGATGAATTTAACGAGGCAGAGCGCAGGTCCAAGTTGCGCATGCAGGTGATCTACGAGGGCGCCAAAAAGCATAAACCTTGGATGGTGTTCAACGTGGGTTGCATCGAGTGTGGTGTGAGTTCCGACGTGGTGGGGCTTTACTCAACCGAGGAGGAGGCCAAGCAAGTTGCACAGGCCTGCGATGACGAACTAAATTGGCGACAGCAAGGCCAAAATAGTTTTGCGGTGTTTGACTTACGGGCCCCACAGGCACAAGAGTACGCAGACGTTATTGCCAAGATAAAGGAAACAAAATGAAATTATATGATGTACCAAATAACAGCACGATCGTGCTAGAAAATGGCATGGAGTTGGAGTTCAAGCACATTGACGGCATGTACTCTTACTGTGTGACCAAGGACAACGAGGTGGTGCACCTACAGGCGTGGACCGAAGTAACGGTGAAGGAGCCCGCGCATGAGCCCTGAGATTTTATTTATGTGGGTAATAGTGGCGTGTGGTGTTGGCACAACAATCGTGATGGTAATCGTAGACCTGTTCAAATACAAAGGCCAATGTAGGCACGACTGGTCCGCGTGGTCAACACCCGAAAAGCCCGACACAAACTATTACGCGCCAAGTTACGGGCAACAAACAAAGTACTGTAAAAAATGCAACCAAGTTGAAATAAGGCAAATTAAATGAACCGAGATGACATTACACAACTGTTGCAAATTGTCAACGCGGACCCGCGCACCATTGAGATGGTGCAGTTTGCGTACGACCAAGGGGCCAAACACCCTGACCCTAAACAGCCTAAGTGCAACCCACACTCAAAGGCACCACATGGGTTTGCAAGAGAGGCAAGCCACCAAGCGGGCCGGTACGTGTGCGACTGTGAGTCATGGGACCCGTACGAGGCCGGCAGAGAGGAAGGCGTGCAGGCCATGCTCGACTACAACAAACCCGCACCCTACATCCAACTGACAGCAGTAGAGATCGTGGACTGCGCCACAGCGGTGTACCAGTGCGACATGAACGACGTGAGCGAGAACGACATTAAGTTTGCGCGCCACATTGAGCGCCTAACACTGGAGAGATAATGAGACGCAAACTACTGACAGCGCAGGAGGAGATCGACCTGCACCACCTGATCGTGCAGGGTGACGAGGAGGCCCACGAGGCCTTGGTGGAGGCCAACATGGGACTGGTGGTGTACATCGTGCAGAAGTTGCCGCAGTGGGACATGGCGGGGAGCATGACGCGGGACGACTTACTGCAGGAGGGCTACATGGCCCTCATGAAGGCGGCGCACAGGTGGAAACCGCAGGGAAGGTTTGCAAGCTACGCGCGCACACTGATTAAGAGCCAAGTACTGCGGGCCATTGAGAACAAGGGCCTGATGATCCACGTGCCGGTGGCGGTGCAGGAGGACCTGCGCAAGATCAAGCGGGTGGAGACCGAGTTGGCCCAAGTGCTCAACAGGGAGCCAACTACCAAAGAGGTGGCCAAGATAACGGGCCTGACAGAGAGCAGGGTCCGTGATAGACTGGTGGTGAGCCAGAGACAACCGGTCTCATTGGACGCGTTTAAGAAAGACCAAGTAACGGAAGAAGAACATGATTGACAGAATGATACAACTGGTGGAGGCCTACAAGCGGTCGTACGAATTGGAGCGGGCGAGAGCCGACCGATTAGTAGACGACGCAATGTTGGGCCGGTACCTGAGGCCCTTGTTTACCCGAGAGGGTGACACGTGGACCATCAACACGGCCCTTATTGGCCCGTCGTTAGACGACGCGATATGGAACCCCGACGCATATGACCAACTAAACAGCCTCGCGGCTGAGATGGAGCACAGACATGAACCCCGTAATTAAAACCCTCATCATCACAGCAAGCGCCCTATTTGAAGTGAGCGCTTACTCTCAACAGTTAACGATCGCACAGCTTCAGGCGGCGCTCAAGGACCAGTACACCCCGCAGGCGGTGCAGGCGGCGGGCTACGTGCTCGGGGCCTACGACGCCATGACAGGCATCACGCACTGCCCCACGGGCATGGCACCGACACGCGAGACACTGCTCAAGTGGACGCGCGAGGGACTGAAGCGGTACCACGGGCCTAACAGGGGCGCGGACCACCTACTGGCGGCGGTGTTCGCGCAACGCGCGCCGTGCGCGAAGAGGGGGCTGACATGAGAGACGAAGACGTACAGCGGGAGATCAAGCGCATGGGCAGGAGAGACGAGGACGACGACATACAGGAGTACGTGCGGCCGTGGAGGGGCGTGTCAGAGCGCGAGATACCTGACATCTACATTGGCGACGTGGCGTTTTTGCACGGTGTTAAATGGGCAGAGGCTAAATTAAAGGAGAGGAACCATGGCTAAAGGTGATATTAGGGACGTATGGGAGACAAACCGAAAGCGTTTGGAGCGCAAGCGCGAGGCAGAGCGCGAGTGGGCCAAGGCCAACAGGGAGAAGGTCAACGCGTACAAGGCGGCCGCAAGGGCTAGAAGGGCGGCTGAGTACGAGGCCGCGAAGGTCAAGAGCGCGTACCACGCAGACTGGAAGGGCACCACGTACACGGCGCCTGAGTTGACGTACAGGGGACTAGCATGACTAATACTGACGAAATGCAAAGAGTGTGGCGAGCATTACGCACAATTTATGGAGCGGACTTATCTGCCGCAACGCTTGTGGTGCTGACCAAAGAAGGGGAAACCGACATGAAATTCCAAACCTTTTATTTTCCGCAGGAGGATAAGCATGACACCTAAAGGAGCAGGTCAAGTAAAATTGATGTACCGAAAAACTGGCATGAATCGTGCTAAGATGCTACAATTAGCAGAACAGGCCGGTTTTGTGATGTGGTCAAAGGACAGTGACTGGAAACCCAAGGGAGCCACGATAGACTGGTCCTGTGACTACGACAAGGAGTTGCGGAAGTTCACCAAGTTGGTGGTGGCCGAGTGCAATAAAGTTTATGAGGTAAAACCAAAATGAGTGGGTGGCTAATAGCCCTGACGGGGCTGATCTATGCGGGCGTGGCAGTTGAGCAGGGGCTCAAGGGCAACATGCCTATGTGTTTAACGTATTTAGGCTACGCGTTTGCGAACGTTGGCCTGTACAAACTAGCGAGTTAATTATGATCTCAGAAGTTGACATTAAAGACTTTGACTACATCAGGGTAGAGCACGTGCAGGAGAACGAGGACGGGTCCTGTGACTGCAACATCAACATGGGCCCACTGGCAACAAGGTACCTGCTGAATTTTGCGTTCATTGGCGTGCTCAAAAACGCCATCGCTGAAGGCAAGGGCTACACGCCACCACCAAAGGACTAAGATGACAGACAACGAGCGCGAAGTATACGAAGCCAACCTTAAACGGTTGTCCCCCAAACAGGCGGCCCAGTGGACCGAGGAAGTTAGGGAGGCGTGGCTACGTGTGCGCCGTGCCCGTAAGGTCTGGCGTGCAACGCGCACGCCACCAACGCGCTGTCTGGGGTCTGTCAAAGAAGACGGGCGACTGACGCCGCTGTTTATTCCAAATTCGGAATACGTGCGCTACGAGGAGGCGTGGGTCGACTACACGCAAAATTATCAACCCAAGTACATCTTTGAAGACCGAGCACGTGCCGGCGAAGACGATGACGGATACGACTGGAGCAAAGCATGAAAGCCACACTAGAGTTCGAGTACCCACAAGACGAGGACAAACTGCGGTACGCCCTGCACGGGCAGACGGCCATCATGGCCCTGCTAGAAATCGAGGCGCAGTTACGACAGCACTACAAATACGAGGCCCCAATGGAGGACGTGTTTGGCCACATTGCCGAGATAGTCAACGACACGTTAGCAACATGTGGGGAAAACCAATGAAGAAAATTATCTACGCGATCTATTTATTTGGCGCGATACTGGCGTCTGTAACGGCGTATTTTTTGGACCCCATCACGGCACTGGCCATCGTGCTAGTCATGCCCATGGCAGTGATCGCAGTGCTAGAGATGCAGGGCATCGTGCAGTTCGGGTACCACGGCATGGAGGACAAAGACAGCGTGCTCAACAAGGCAACAATTCAAGACCTGACAGCCGAGGAGTCCGCGGAGAAGTACGGGCAGGCCATCATCAACGAGATGGACGAGCAGATTAAAGAGACAGAGATGAGCCTGATGGAGATGAAGCAGGCAAGAGACGTTGCGTCAGACCATATTCGAGGGATTAAAAAATGAGCAAGGTAATTGTTAGCAAGGGGTGGGAAGGTTTTGCGGACAGGCTCCAGTGTTTATCGTACTGCATTGACGTGGCCGTAAAATACAACCGCCACCTGTATGTTGACTGGTACGACACAATGTGGCAGACAGGGTTTTACACGTACTTTGACGTGCGAGGCGTTCTAAGGGGTGAGCCCGAGGGCACAGCGTACCCAGAGTTTTGGAACGACGCGTTAGGAAAGCCAAACGGCGACTGGGTGTACAGGATCAAAGACTACGTGGAGTTTCAGCTAGAAGACGCGGACGGTGACACCGCTGTGTGGGTTCACTCTGGTGTAGGCCCGCGCACGTGGAGCATGGTAACATTGGCAAAGAGGCTACAGATAAAATGTTTGCGAGACATATCACAAATTCCACTGCCACGTGTAGTTCACTTGAGGGGCACGGACCGCACGCCAGACTTTAAAAAGTTAAGGCAAATGGCCGAGCAGTACCCCGACGCGGCCGTCTTATCAGACGACGCAAAGTGTGTAAAAGAGTGGTTAACAATTAACCCCGAGGCATATGTTATTACAGAAAGCCTGTCAAGAAACGGCAAAGCAATACACCAAGAGGGCCTAGAGGGGTGGACAAGGCACCAATTAAACCTGCAGGTCATTTCAGATTTTGTGACCCTTGCATTGGCCAAGGAAGCACACGCGCTGAACGACGAAAGCCTGTTCTTTCAAATGGCGCGGGTCTATGGTACGTTTCTTAAAAATGGAGATAAAAAATGATAAACTATTCACCAAATGAAAAGGCACAAACAGATGAACAAGCCAACAGTACTAGAAGTTCAGTTCGAGAATATCCCGATCAGCCTCAAGAAAATCTCCCGTTGGGTTTTGTGGCGGCTAGTCGAGGTTGGGGAAGGGTCGAACAAGCGGTGGTCAAAGTTACCACTGCAGTCAAATGGGTCGTCAGCAAGTTCCACAAACCCAACAACGTGGTGTGACTTTCTCCATGCACAAGAAGCTTATCAAACAGGTCGTTTCGACGGTGTTGGTTTTGTCTTTGACGGCAGTGACGGCATCATGGGCATCGACTTGGACGACTGCGTGGATGCCGTTCAGGGTCCAACGTCTCTTACGCCTGAGGCGCAGGCCATTAAAGACGCTGTCTTAGGTTACGCAGAAATAAGCCCCTCAGGCACCGGCATCAAGATATTCACACGCGCACAGTTGAACGCGGCGCACGTTGACCACGAGAAGGGTTTAGAGATATACCCTAAGGGCCGTTACTTCACAGTGACAGGCCACACGTTAGGCGGCAACATACCCGATCAGGAGCAGGACCTACAGCACATCGTGCCCGCACGCAGAAGCTACCGCTCGGGCGACTCGTTTGCAGACTACAGCCCACCACTTGACGGGTGGGACTTGGCCCGTGTGGAGACCGACCTGCTGACACAACTGGACCCCGACTGTGGGTACACAGAGTGGTTGGCGGTGGGCATGGCACTGCACCACCAGTTCGGTGGCGACTACGAGGCACTTGAGTTGTGGGACCGTTGGTCTGACAGCGACGGGGCCTGCGGGTCCTACGCGGCGGGTCAGTGCGCGGCCAAGTGGGACAGCTTTGGTGGCAGTGGTGGCACAACCCTGCGATCACTGGTGTTCAAGGTCAACAAGACCAAGGAGGCCGCGGTGGTGGCCAACGGTGAGAAGGTGCTCACAGGTGGGCCACTGAACCACGCCAAGGAGTTCTTGGGCAGTCAGTTCACGTGCGAGGAGGGCACGTCACTCACAACCTACGCGGGTGACATGTTCCAGTACAAGGGCACACACTACCAAGACATTGAAGAGGCCACGGTGCGCGCCATGCTGTACACGTTCTTGGACCGGTGCAAGAAGTACGACAAGAAGCAGAACCTGATGCCGTTCAACCCAACACCTGCGCACGTCTCGTCGATCCTTGACGCGGTGCACGCGGTGACGCACCTGCCCAACACGGCCAACACCAAACCACCGGTGTGGCTTGAGGGGTACGGTAGCAACAGGCCCGACCCGAGCAAACTGGTGTCACTTGAGAATGGCATCTTTCACACAGAGCAAAACATGCTGATCCCACACAGCTTGGGTTTCTTTACGCAGAACAGTTTGCCCTTTGCGTATGACCCTGACGCGACGTGCCCAACGTGGGAGCGTTTCTTGCAGGACATATGGCACGACGACCCACAGAGCGTTGACTGCCTGCAGGAGATGTTTGGCTACATTCTGAGCGGTGACTCGTCACAGCAGAAGTTTTTTAACATCATTGGCCCACGCCGGTCTGGTAAGGGAACGATCAACAAGGTGCTCGTTAGCCTCTTGGGGCAACACAACACGGTGGCGCCACAACTGGATGAACTATGCGACACTTTTGGACTTCAACCTTGGCTAGGAAAATTGCTAGCGAGTTTCACGGACGCACGCGCACCGGAGCGCAACAGGGGCGCTGTAGTGAGCCAGTTGCTCCGGATTGTTGGCGGGGATACTGTGACTGTGAACAGGAAGAACAAGGAAGCTTGGAGCGGCTATTTGCCGACGCGTATCGTGATCTACTCAAACGAGGCCTTGCAGTTAACGGAAAACTCCAACGCTTTGACGGGCAGGATGATCGTGCTAAAGATGAGCAATAGTTTTTATGGCAAAGAGGACACGCTGTTAGCCGACAAGTTGGCCAAGGAGTTGCCTGCCATTTTTAACTGGGCCATTGCAGGACAGCAACGACGCATGGCGCGAGAGGGGCAGAGGTTCCAACAACCAACAACAGGGCGCGAGTTACTGGAGTTGATGGAGGAGCTAGGCAACCCGATTGGGTCGTTTGTCACAGACGCGTTGGTGTACGACCTAGAGGCCACGGCCATGAAGGACGAGGTGTTCATGTGTTGGCGCAAGTGGGCCACCGCCAAGAACATACCGCCCGGAAGTGACATGGCGTTCAAGCGCAGGTTTCTTGCGGCAACGCAGGACCACCGCGTGACAGCGACAAGGGTTCGGATTGACGGCGAGTCGGCCAACGTGTACCTTGGCATCAAGCTTAACCCGAAGGCACAGAAGTACGTGAACAGTATCAGCAACTTTGAACGCGAGGATATATTTTGATCAAGAACATGTTAGGTAATTTTGTGCGTTTTGCAAAATTGTCACATCTTCTTTAAGCATACCAATAGCAGTGTTGCAGGCTCTACACAAAAGACCCCTTACACGGCCAGTGGTATGACAATGATCAATTTGAGGTATAAGAATAGATGTGAACAAACCTTTACATATTGCACAAGAATTAGTTTGTTGTACAAGCATGTCGTTGTATTGGTCTTCAGTTAAATTGTATTTTTTCTTTAAATGTGTTTTTCTGGACCACGCTTTATAGCGAGCTTTATTTTTGCTTCGGTATTCTTTTTGGTATTCGCATTTAGCGTCTCTGTTTTTCTTGTACTGTTCTGAATTGCATTTTTTACAATACTTAAACAATCCATCTTTTCTGCTTTGATCGGTTGAAAAGTTTTCTTCAGTAAGTGATTCTTTGCAACAAGCACATGTTTTCATATATCATCCATAAAGTAAGTTCTTATAATGAATTACCCACAAAATCAAAAAATTCTTCCCTTTTTTCCTTTTAAAGAAAGAAAATAAATTATGGTCACCCACCAATACTTTCATGTGGATGTTGGCTTCTATCCAGTGCCTGTAAAGATGTGCTTTACATCCAAGGCGTTCTACAAGGTGCTGAAGGACCACGGCATAGCGGCCCAACCAGAGATGGCACCACTGGAGTTGGGCATCGCGGAGACACACAGCTTCTCTACAGCTAAAGAGGCTATTGTCATCGTGGTGTTCAACTTAATCGAGTGCGTTGACAACGCGTCCCTGCTGGCCAGCGTGGTGGCCCACGAGGCCACACACGTGGTGGCGCGTGTGTTAGAGCACATTGGCGAAGACGTGGAGGACTTTGGCGAGGAGTCGCGGGCGTACCTGACGGAGTGGTTGGTGCGCCAGATGTTTACGGCCTGTTTAGTGGAGGTTGCCAAAATTGCAAAACGAAAAGAAAATCGAACAAAGGCTGGTCAAAAAGATCAAGGAGAAGGGGGGCCTGTGCCTGAAGTGGGTAAGCCCGTCGATGACGGGGGTGCCGGACAGGCTAGTGTTCTACAAGGGCAAGATACTCCCAGTAGAGTTGAAGGACCCCAAAGGAAAACTAAGCACAAGGCAGGAGTTCATGTTCTTGACGCTCCTCAACCAAGGCGTGGTAACACACGTCTTAATGAGCGAGCAAGAAGTAGACGAGTTCGTTGACCAACTATGACAGACGACGAAGCACACGAGGTTAAAAAGCGCACCCACATTGCCAAGGCAATGTTCAACGTTAAACGACGCGCCCTTGCCGCAGGTATTCCATTCGAGTTGGATCACGCCTACCTGTGTGCAATCGCGCCGGAGTATTGCCCAGTGTTTAAGACTAAAATTCTTTGGGGTTTTGGTCAGTCGGGCACCGTAGGGTCAAGCGGCCCAGACTCACCAAGTTTGGACCGCATCATTCCAGAAAAAGGATACGTGAAAGGAAACGTGGCATGGTTAAGCAACAGAGCAAACACAATCAAGTCCAACGCAACCCAAGACGAGTTGTACATGGTGGCGGACTGGACGCACGAAAAGATAAAGGAGGTAAATAATGGAGGTGCACGACCGCCCCCAATTGGCGACCCTGCAAATACCTACGTCACTCGCCCCACGCGCCATCGCATTATTAACGACGTTACAGCAAGGGAAAGAGCAGGCTACTGATGTTGTCATTAAAAAATTTACACCCCTACCAACAGCGCCTAGTGCAGGAGAGCAAGACCCAGCCTCACATGGGACTGCTGATGGACATGGGACTGGGCAAGACAATCACGGCGCTGACAATACTCAGCCAACTTGAGGGCAAGACGCTGATCATTGGCCCCAAGGCCGTCATTAAAAACGTTTGGAAACAGGAGGCAGAAAATTGGACGCACACAGAGAAGATGAAATTTGCCCTCATTGTGGGAACACCACAGGAGCGCATGAAAGCGTTGCAGAGCGATTCGACCGTGTATTTGATCAATGTAGAGAACGTGGTATGGATGTTCGAGCAAGCCTCATTGCCGCGTTGGAAGACATTAGTGATCGACGAGTCGAGCAGGTTCAAAAACCCGTCTTCAAAAAGATGGAAATCACTAAAAGCACAACTAAAGAATTTCGAGCATCGGTATATCTTGACGGGTACGCCTACACCCAAGTCGTACCTAGACCTGTGGACCCAAGTCGGTATACTGGATTTGGGCCAACGACTCGGGAAATCGATGACTTCCTACAAGGAGAAGTTCTTCGAGCCAGATACAAGGGATCGCAGGACGGGGATGGTCTGGAGTTGGAAGCTAAAGCCAAACGCAAAGGAGCAGATTGACGCCCTGATCGGGGACATATGCGTGTCCCTGCGCAAGGAGGACTATCTGACCATGCCACAGCGGCAGGACGTCGTGCACACCATTGAGTGGGAGAAGGAAGCCAAGCAGGCCTACAACACCATGCGCAAGAACATGGTGTTGCAAGTTGAAGAGGATATTCTCACAGCGGCGTCTGCCGGCGTGCTCACGGGCAAGCTACTGCAAATGACCGCGGGGTCCATCTACTCAGAGACCAAGGAGGTGGTGCACATCCACGACACCAAACTGGAGTACCTGACCGACATGTTAGACGACACGCCGACCATTGTGTTCTACAACTTTAAGCACAGCCTAAAACGGCTTCAGGGCGCTTTTCCTGACGCGGTGCTACTCAGCCCTGACGACGAGAAAACAATCGCCCTGTGGCGCTCTGGTAAGGTCTCAGTGCTACTGTGCCACCCTAAAAGCGTGGGCATCGGACTGAACCTACAGTGCAACGTGGGCGACACGGCGCAGATCGTTTGGTTCGACCTGCCATGGTCCAGTGAAGACTACCTACAAGCCAACGCGCGCCTGTTCAGACAGGGGCAAGAAAAGCCTGTGATTATTCATCACCTGACCATGCAAAAAAGTATTGACAGTCAGGTCATGGACGTGCTAGAAGGGAAGATCGACATGCAAAACGCGTTAATGAACGCCCTCAAACTACAATGATCAAAGTAAACGCCACAATTCGCAGGCTTTCAGACGAAGAGCCGGATCCTATCGAGCACGAGGATTCGTCCTCCGAGCCCACGATGAACGGCATGGGGTGGGCGCCATGGGACGCGGACACCGTACAGGACGTGTACAACGTGGTGTCTGAAAAATTGTCGGCGCAACAAAGGGAAATCATTGAGGCGCATTTGTCTGGGTATAACTACCACGATTTAGCGGTGACAGAGAAGTACTGGCGCTACCACTACGGGGCGGCAATTGCAAAAATACGAAAGGAGTTAAAATTGTGAACGGGTACATAGTAGAATACGTTAACCAAGGGTGGCCAACAATAGACGTCCAAATTGACGCCAAACACCCCATGTTCGAGAAAGGTCAAGACGTGCTGTCAATCTGGCACTTTGAGAACGAAGAAGAGCATGATTTCATACTGCGGGATTTACGCAGGTTTCGAGAACAGCAAACTAAAGGATTAGCATAATGTCAAATGAAGCAACAAATTTATTAGCATCTTTGGGCGTAAAACCAAAAGAGCAACGCATTCAGGAAATGGCCGGAGCGGTGACAAGATTAGTGGTAAACGAGGCATTGCGTGAGGCAAAGGCCCGTGCGCAGGTACGTGACGCAAATACTCAGGTGCAGAAGGTCGAAAAGCCCTCTCAAAATGGGTAATTCTATATAGGAAAGGCTTTTTTAGGCCTTGAATATAAGGTAACACCATGTCAACCAAATCCAAATACGAGTTTAAGCCGGAGATGTGCGACCAACTGATAGAGTTGGGTAAGACAGGCGCGTCTCAAAAAATGATGTTTGCAAGCATTGGAATCACTTCCGGCGCCGCGCAGACGTTCAAGAAAAACCACCCAGAGTTTGCGGAAGCACTGGACATGGCTGTCACCCACAGCCAAAGCTTCTGGGAGACCATGTTATTGGCCAACGTAGAAAACAAGGCCTTTAACAGCAGGGTGGCAGAGATCGCGCTGAGAGGCCAATTTGGCGACACGTACCGCGAAGACCGAAACAGCAAAGTCGAGGTCAAGGCTGACATTGTGTTGGATTTTTCTGGTGCAGTTACCGACCTAATTACGGCGCTCAAAAAAGCGGCGTAACATATCGTCGGTAGTTGTTAACAACTGCCGACATTTTGTAAGCCCCGAGAGGGGCTTTTTCACCTTTGCATAAAGGAGAGCATCATCGCTACACACGCACTACTCAGTGCCTCAGGGTCCAAACGTTGGATGTCTTGCACACCAAGCGCGCGACTAGAGGCAGTACTCCCCGAACCTAAACGAAGATCAGGCGCGTTTGACTTCAGCCAAGAGGGCACCACAGCCCACACCATGGCAGAGGCCAAGCTACGCCGGCAGTTTGGTCAGATAACGGCCAAGGAGTACAACGAGGCCATTGCAGAGGTCAAGGCAACACCCTACTATGACGAAGAGTTTGAGGCGTACGTAGACAACTACGTGCTTTACGTTCGTTCGCAAATTGGTGAGGGCGACACCCCTTACTTTGAGCAACGCGTGGACTTCAGCGAGTGGGTGCCAGACGGCTTCGGCACAGCCGACGTGGTCATAATGAGTGACAGCAAGGTGAGGGTGATTGACCTGAAGTTTGGCAAGGGTGTGGCGGTGGACGCCGAGGACAACCCACAACTGAGGCTGTACGCCCTTGGTGGTTGGTACAAGTACAAGGACGTGCACCCAAACATTACCCACGTTGAATACACGATCCACCAACCCCGCAAGGACAGCATCACCACTGAAACGGTGACGCTAGAAAGTTTGCAGGATTGGGCCGAGCATGTAGTCAAACCTAAGGCCAAGAAAGCGTACGCCGGCCAAGGGGATTTTGTGGCAGGAGATCATTGTCAGTTTTGTCGAGCAAAGGCCCAGTGCCGAGCCCGAGCAGACTTTAACAATGTGGCCGCGGCGGCCGACTTTAAGGAACCCACACTCTTGTCAGACAGCGAGTTGGCAAAGGTACTCACAGACGCGGCAAAGACACGCAAGTGGCTTTCTGACGTTGAAGATTACATGTTGACACAGGCCACAGACCACGGCATAATGCCCACTGGTTACGAATTGGGGCAGACAAGCACCAACCGTAAAATAGAGGCACAAGAAGACGCAGTGAAAAAGTTACAGAAAGCAGGATTTGATGATATATTCACAACACCTGCATTAAAATCTGTGGCACAATTGGAAAAGCAGGTTGGCAAGGGACACCTCCAAGAAATTCTTGGTGATCTGATTGTTAAACCTGAAGGCGAGCCGAAGTTGGTCCCGTCAAAGGCTAGAGAAGACTTTGTGTAAGTAGGGTTTTGAGAGCCGCCCTTTTTAAAGGCTCTCGAACAAGCTAACAAGCTAACAAGCTAACAAGGAGACCAAGATGGTCAAAGTAGTTGAAAAAGTGGTTACCGGTAAAGTTCGTTTTTCTTTTGTACACGTGTTCAAAGCCGTTGCAATGGAAGAGGGAATGACACCCAAGTTTTCTGTGTCAATCATTATCAATAAAAAAGATAAGGAAACTATTGACAAAATCAATGCGGCTTTTGAAAGAGCTAAAGTGGCAAACGCTTCAGTTTTTGGTGGAGCAATCCCTAAAAACCTTAAAGGTGGTTTGCGTGACGGCGACACGGAGAAGGACGATCCTGCATACGCAAATTCGTATTTCATCAACGCTAACTCGCACCAAAAGCCCGGTGTTGTAGACGCGGATTTGAACGTAATCCTTGACCCAGATGAGGTGTATTCTGGTTGCTACGGCAGGGCGTCATTGACGTTTTACGCATACAACCAACAGGGCTCTAAAGGCATCGCGTGCGGATTGAACCACTTGCAAAAGTTGGAAGACGGCGAGCGTTTAGGCGGTGTTTCTTCTGCCGCCTCTGACTTCGCGGTCTAAGTAGGTTGGTGGTTTGTAGCCTATAAGCTACAAACCACCTATTTTGTTTAATATACTTAACATTTATCATGATCAAACTTGAATTCTCTGTTGACGAAGTCAACCAAATCTTGGGCCTGCTTGGCCGTCTACCCTTTGCTGACGTGAACATGACCATCATGGCCATCGTTGACCAAGGCAGACCACAGGCAGAGGCTTTAGAGGCCGCCAAAGTTGCTCAAGAGGAAACGAACGTTTCCACAGAAGAAACAGCGCAGTAATTTAAAAAGCTTGCTGTACCCGCGCCCATGCTTACCCGTGGGCTTTTTTGTCTCTGAAATATAATTAACTATAAAATGAACCAATACCAACAATACATCCACAAAAGCAGATACGCCAAGTTCATGCCGGATCAAAACCGACGCGAGGACTGGAACGAAACCGTAAACCGCTACGTGAACTATGTTTTTGAAAAGACCCCCAAGCTTGATTCTTCAATGAAGCAAGACATCTTCAACGCCATCTTTGGCCATCACATCATGCCGTCGATGCGCGCCATGATGACCTCTGGAAAAGCCGCCGACCGTGACAACACCTGTGTATACAACTGCTCCTATCTCCCCGTGGACGACGTCAAGTCGTTTGACGAGGCCATGTTCATCCTGCTCTGTGGTACAGGTGTCGGCTTCTCTGTGGAATCTAAGTACACCAGCAAACTGCCCGAGGTGCCAGAGCGTTTGTTCGACTCACAGCACGTTATCAACGTGCACGACAGCAAAGAGGGTTGGGCCAAGTCATACCGCCTGTTGTTAGCCAACCTGTACGCCGGCGAGATCCCAAAATGGGACGTGAGCAAGGTGCGCGCCGCAGGAGCGCCTCTGAAGACGTTTGGCGGCCGTGCGTCGGGTCCAGAGCCACTGGTTGACTTGTTCCATTTCACAATCAAGATCTTCAAGGCCGCGCAGGGTCGCAAGCTCAACACGCTTGAGTGCCACGACATAATGTGCAAGATCGGTGAGGTTGTTGTGGTGGGCGGCGTGCGCCGTTCGGCCATGATCTCTTTGTCCGACCTGAACGACGAGCGCATTCGCTACGCCAAGTCTGGTAACTGGTGGGAGACCGCAGGCCACAGAGCACTGGCCAACAACAGCGCGGTGTACGACGTCAAGCCAACCGTTGGCACGTTCTTGGAAGAGTGGACGTCGCTGTATAACAGCCACTCAGGCGAGCGCGGTATTTTCAACCGTGAGGCCGCCAAGGCCGCGGTGGCCAAATACGGCAAGCGTGACCCCAACTACGAGTTTGGCACAAACCCCTGCAGTGAGATCATCCTGCGCCCCTACCAGTTCTGTAACCTAACAGAGGTGATGGTGCGTCCGGAGGACACACTGGAGAGCCTAAAGCAGAAGGTGCGCATGGCGGCCATTTTAGGCACCATACAGGCCACGTTCACACACTTCCCATACCTGCGTAAGGTCTGGCAACGCAACACCGAAGAAGAGCGTTTGTTGGGTGTGTCGTTAACCGGCATCTATGACCACAAGGTCACGAGCAACCCAGACGGCGCCGCGTTGTGGTTGCCCCAGTTGCGCTTGGTTGCTGAAGAGGCCAACGCCGAGTTCGCCGACCTGCTTGGTATCCCACGCTCAACAGCCATTACAGCCGTTAAGCCTAGTGGCACGGTGAGCCAGTTGACAGACACGGCAAGTGGCATTCACCCACGCCACTCGCCCTACTACGTCCGCCGCGTGCGCGGTGACATGAAGGACCCACTGTCTCAGTTCTTGGTTACCCAAGGCATCCCCAACGAGCCGTGCGTGATGAAGCCCAACAACACGATCGTGTTCAGCTTCCCACAAAAGGCGCCAGAGGGTTTGACCACACGCGACGACATTGACGCGATTGACCACTTGGGTCTGTGGTTGACGTATCAGCGCCACTGGTGCGAGCACAAGCCCTCTGTGACCATTTCGGTCAAAGAGAGCGAGTGGCCTAAGGTGGGCGCGTTTGTTTGGGACCACTTTGACGAGATGTCAGGCGTGTCGTTCTTGCCCCACGACGGCGGCACGTACAGACAGGCCCCCTACGAGGAGTGCACCAAGGAAGAGTACGACACACTGTTGGCGCAAATGCCAACAATCGAGTGGGCGCAGTTTGCCGAAAACAAGGACAATGTGGAAGGCGCCCAAATGCTTGCCTGCGTGGCCGGCGTCTGTGAAATTTAAGGAGATAGTATGAAAGACAAATTGTTAGAAATTTGTGAAAAACTGCTTGGTTTTTTTACCATGGCCGTAGGAGGGGTAGCCATAGCTTACATGACTTTTGTTTTTGTAGGCCTGTGGGCACACCTGCACATGTACGCACTGAGCGGGTACAAATGAGCAAGCCAGATGTAGTTAATAAACCCCCTCACTACACTGAGCATCCGTCAGGTATTGAATGTATCCAAGTTACTGAACACATGGGATTTAACTTGGGTAACGCAATTAAATACATCTGGCGCTGTGATTTGAAGAAGGATGCCATTGAAGACTTGAAGAAGGCTAAATGGTACATTGAACGCGAAATTGATAGACGCACAAAATCTATGTTATAGTTGGAGCGTGTTTCATGGTGAGTCCTTGGTTGGACTTTTAGCAGAGAGGGAAACCTCTCTGCTCTTTTTTAACGCAGATTCGTCTGCATGCCTTAGGAGCAGTTATGTCAGTTCTTTCAATCGACTTCGAGACCCGTAGCAGGGTCGATCTCAAGGTCCACGGCCT